AAGGTAATAGAAGAGGAGGAGGAATGTGATGTTTGCTGTAAGAATCATAATATAGATGAAGAGTGTTGGAATGAATGTATGAAGTGTAATAAGAAGTGTGTTGGTGAAGATAATTGGAGATTCTGTCCGAGTTGTAGTTATTGTTACTGCTTAGATTGCGATGAGCAAAACTCTGGTGAAGATTGCATCCAATGTCATTCAGAGGAGAAGAAATAGGGTTGAGTGGTGGAAGAAACCATTTTTTATTTGTGTGTTTTATCTGAAGTTGAGTGTCATTGTATGAAGTTTTCTCTGGTCCAGTAGTCCGAGGATAGTTTGCTGTTTTGGAGTGAAATATAATCTGGATTTCTTCGTTGGTTAATATAAAGGATGACTCGTAGGGAGAATGTATTACGTAAATATGGATTGGAAGACCGCTCTTATTCAATAAAGGAGTTAAGTAAGATAACTAAGGTTCCAGTATCTATTCTAAAGGAGGTATACGATAGGGGCATAGGTGCATATAAAACAAACCCAACCTCTGTGCGATTAAAGAACTCGTATGTAAAGAACGTATCTGCACCAATGAAGTATAAACTATCCAAAGAAAATTGGGCAATGGCGAGACTCTACAGTTTCTTAGATGGTAACCCGCGTCACGACGCGGATTTGAGAGCAAATAAGGGCGGTGATAAATTATATACTAATAATACAAAGATGCCCTACAAACTTCGTAAAGCACCTAAGCGCGATTTATATTGGGTCGTAGGTCCCGATGGAAAGCATCACTCCAAAGACCCTATGCCGAAAGACCGCGCTGAAGCACAACGTCGCGCTATCTATGCTAGTGAAACCAAACGAGGTGGTGAGGGTAGTGATAGTGATAGCAGTAGTGATGAGGAAGAAGATGGGGATAAGAAGGATATAAAAGCAAACCTAAAGTTGATGATGTATCTATATGACATAGATGAAATAATAGAACAACTGAATGATGGTTCTAGCACTGATGAAATAATTGATGCTTACAAAGGGTTCGAGAAGAAGATAGCAAAGTATCTTGCGAAGGGAACTATTACAGATAAGACCCTAGAAGAGGTTGAAGAGGTTAGAGATAATTTTTTAGCGCTAATAGAGTCTCGTCATCCTAGGAAGAAGGTGAAGGGTGGTGCCAAGGAAGGGAAGAAGGCAGAGGATGAACTCAGTGAGTTAATAAGTGCATTTAATAAAGTTGAAGTAGCACCTAGAGCAGTATCTCCTCCGAGAGAACGAGTTAGGGCAGTCGCTCAAGCACCACCTCCTCTGCGTAGAAGAAAGAGTAGTCGTAGTAGAGAGCGTAAACCTAAGGAGGCGGAAGAGAAAAAGGAATCTAGGGGAAGGGGTAAACGAGGAGGAATGGAACGCTTTTCTTTAGCACAGAACTCTAGAGGTGATTGGATTATTTATGATGCTTTGAGCGATAAGACTTTACCTATCAGAAGTTCGGAAGTAGAGCAAGTAAGAGAGATGATAAAGCATTCTAATAGAGTTGGTGATTCAATGACAAAACTACAATCTAAGATGCCTTCCTCTGACGAAGGTGAAGATAAGGAAGTTGCAGAGGCGTTTGCTCCTAAGAAGGAGAGCGCCAAGAAACGCAAACTAGTGTTCAAGGAGTAAGGTAAAATAACCAAGAGGACAATTATATAATAAAACTTTTTATCGTTGGCGTTCAAAGGAGTGCCGTTGATAACAATAAGTATGTTGTCCTAGTGGGTATTGATAGATACCTCGTATAATAGTTAGATTATATTTTTGGATTAACGAGTTAGTGGAATAGGAACAGTAGTATAGGTCCATCCAGTTTCTAGACCAGATGGGTTCGCATAGGTCATTGTCGCGGTTGCTGGAAGGTTGAGAACACCAGTAGGACTATACACTTGTTCCATAGCGAGAATTGCTAATGGTGAGACCCAAGCACCAAACCCAGCACACCAATCACTGATTTGAGTAGCACCAAAAGTTGCTTGATTCGTTATGAGTGTATTCGCAGCAGTCAACGCAGCAGTCAACGCAGCAGTTCCTTGTGTAGGAGAAGAAGGAGTCCAGATTGGTGAACCATCTGAAGCAGCAACACCTATCAGTATCTTACACTTGCGAGGACTGGCATTCAAACAAAGGAACCCCCACTGTGCTAATACATTCACAAACGCTGGGTCTCCGATATAGAATCCTTGATTGTAGAACTGAACAAAGAAGTAATCTACTTGCGCACATCCAGTTGTTGAGACAATAGTATTAGAAGGTGTGAGGTTCAACGTAGACAGTGTAGAGGTTGTAGTAGGATATGCATTATAACTATCATTCGCAGTTAATCCATTTGGATAACCCGATGCAGTATTCGGTGACTGAGGCGCAGCAGTTACCAGTTTTGTTGGCGCGAGTCCTTTGAGTGTGGTTAGGAACGTAAAGGTATCTGCTGCGTTAGGTGTGACATTCTCTAAATCCAAATCTATACCATCAAACACAAAACTACCCGCCCAATCTCCAGACTGGAACCCTAGAGGATTCGGGCAAGCGATATCATAAAACGCATTCGCAAAACTCTGTGCGAATCCAACGGGGTTGGCAAACATTGTTGCCAATACAGATTGATTTGCTGTTCCTCCAGCAATAGATAAGATTACCTTACTACCAGTGGATTTAATTGCATTCAGATAGTCTACTGCGAGTGGGGCATAAGGTTCACCTTGATGGATAATCTTACCCGCATTTGTTCCAGTCAGATACCAGTTTCCAAAGTTTGGACTATCGCCCGTATCTATTACCCAACCACTTTGTTCTACTAGTAAAAAGGGAACTGCCAATATTGTTGGAACAGTCCCGCCAGTTCCAGATGTGGATTGTGTGACAATATTTGAGATTACGTTTCCGGCAGCATTGATTGCTACTAAGGCAACTGCATAAGATGTAGAGGCAGTCAATCCACTTATTGTCGCTGTCTGTCCTACTATTGTTGGTGTGACAGGTGAACCATTCAAACTCGCACCATAGGATGTAGCACCAACTCCGCCAGTAAAGGTATACGACAGAGAGGTTGTTGTCGCAGAAGCAAACGTCAGCACCAAAGGAGAAGTGGGTGGGACTGGTGCTCCTCCAGTGGTTTGCGTATTGGGCGCGCTTTGAACAGACCCAGCAGCGTTACTACAGATAAACACTACAGAATACTGAGTATCGGGTGCCAACCCATTAATAGTGAATGTAGACCCTACTACAACGGGAACCACTGGTGTTGTGGGTGGAGCAGTTCCAGTATTTACCAAAGCACTATAGGAGGTAGCACCAACTCCGCCAGTAAAGGTATACGACAGAGAGGTTGTTGTTGCAGTGGTAAAGGTAATCACCAAAGGAGAAGTGGGTGGAACTGGTGCTGGTCCACCTCCAGTGGTTTGCGTATTGGGTGCGCTCTGAACAGACCCAGCAACATTACTACAGATAAACACTACAGAATACTGAGTGGTGGGCGCCAATCCAGTGATAGTAAACGAAGAACCCGATACAACAAGATTGGCGGGATTGACCGGTGTTGTAGGTGGAGCGGGTCCAGCATCCACCAGAGCACTATAAGATGTAGCACCTACTCCTCCAGTAAAGGTGTATGTGAGGGATACAGAGGTTGCAGAAGCAAAGGTAATCACTGGTGTTGTGGGTGGAGGTGGGGGTGCCGGTCCTCCATTTGTTTGTGTTGTGAATGGACTACTTTGCGTTGAACCAACCAGATTGGAAGCAGTCAACAATACAGAATAAGGAGTGTTAGGTAATACTCCACTGATATTCAATGTCTTTGCTGCCGTATTGATTGTATAGGTCGGACTATACACTAGTGAACCATCTGGATTCCTCGGTAGGTTAGTAATTGCTCCAGTATAGGATGTAGCACCCACTCCTCCCGTCCAAACAAAACTGAGTGTCGTAGTTGTTCCAGCGACTTGATTTAGGAATGGAGTAGACGGTGGTTGTGCGGGTCCCGTTGTTTGGACTATCAATAGATTCGAACTGATTATGTTGCCCCCATTAATAGCATTGAAGATTACTGGGTAGAAGGTTCCACTTAACAAATTAGACAATAAGAATGAATCGCCATCAATAGTCAAATACGGGAAAGGTAGACCTCCTACAAACGCTGAATAACTCGTAGCATTCTTTGTCGTAAAAAAGAAGGAGAGTGTTGTGTCTGTTGCACTCTGTAAAGCAATCACTGGTTTTGTTGGGGTTATGTTTTGCAATTGGGTTGATATCTGAACTGGTGCGGAGATAGACGACCCAGTTTGATTCCTTCCTTCTAATTGAATCTGGAATGTAGTGGATTGTGTTAATCCCGCCACAGTTAATGTAGAGTCCTTAACTATTACATTAGAATAGAGTTCTGAATTAACAAAGACCCTATACGAAGTCGCATACGACTGAGTGAAACTAAATGATGCAGAATTAAACCCTACAGATGTTGTTGTCAACACCGGTGTAGTAGGTGGAGGAAAGGGTAGAGTTGTAGCATTAATCAGATTGGATACATAGAACTCCGAGGAAGAGTATTGAAAGGAGTAAGTTGCAGAGGGAAACAAACCATACACTGTTAGCGACGTAGTCCCTAAAGTATAGTCGGGAGTTGGAACTCCGTCAACCAACACTATAGGCGTAGTTGCGGTGCTTCCACCAGTAATGTTAAACGTAACACTGGTAGAAGTTGAGGTTGAGAATGTTATGACTAGGACGCTCATTTATAGTTTAGATTAGATTTTGTTTATGCTGGTGCGGTTCCGAATCCAATTGCGAACCAATTATACTCTGAGTCTCCAGAGGGAGTAACCATTTCTACATCAACTGCTGTATTAGTTATTGCGTTAACGTAAAACGCGGTTTGCCCACTACCAACTAATAAAAATTGACCAGCAGCAGTTAATTGAACACTGGGAAGGGTTCCAGTAGCAAAGGGGATTGGGAAGATTACTGCAGTATTAGAAGAGTTATCATCCACTGACCCCCACTGAAGTAGTAGAGTTCCCAACTGAATGTATCCGAAGTTTAGATAAGCGCCAGCGGGAGGAACCGCGGTAGGAGTAAAGGCGGGACCAGAGACTGTTGCCGCTGCCAAGTCACCAGTTGGGGTGCCACCAGAACCTAATACAAGGTCGCCACCAGTAATAACTGCAGCGGGAGGAGTCTGAGTTTGCAAATATAAATTATCAGGAGCGCCAGTAGAATTATAGGCAGTAATTGACTTTACATTATTTGTTCCAGCACTAAGTTCAAGACTTCCACCAACGCCACCAGTGCTAGTAACGACGAACTCACCACCCGTAACTAAACCAGTTTCTGCCCCAGTTGCCACTGAGTATGCTTTTATAGTTTGACCGGCAAGTTGAATCTCATTCACTCCATCCGATGCTGTCAAAGAACCATCTACCGTTAGAGAACCAGCGACAGTTGTAGGACCTTTAATACCTCCGGGTGCATACAATGCGGCGGGTGTGCCAGTTGTAACTCCAGATGATGCCATTTTATATTCTTACAGAGAGATTCTTTTTCTCAGAACGCACTTAACTTCGTTAAACTCCACTTGAGGGTGGTTCCTACATTATCTTCATTAACTGTCATTATAATAGGATTGAGGTATTTTGCATTCTCATCAACCTTTGGTTTCAACCAATAATCTCTGACTCCTTTATCATCCACATCAAATGGGAACCCAGTGAGAACCTCTACCGCTGTAGCAGGAACAAATAATGGATTATAAACTGCTTCATATTCTGCAGGTGGTTCAAATGCCAAAGAAGTAACCACTTGCCCAGTTAATTCTTCTTGGGCAAACTCAAAAGGTTGATTAGTAGTATCGAGTGGTGCAACATCAGCAGGAGATATAGCACCGGTTCCAGCATCTAACACCGTCCACAACGATAGATAGACAAATGCACTTGCTGTCTGGGGGACACTCACAGAAAAAATCCAAACTCCAGTATCTACGTTTGTAAAGGTTACTCCTATATCTACGTCACCGCCACCTTCTGGGATAGTTACTGTTCCAGTCTTCGTTATGAACGCTGGGGCGTATACTGGACCAGCACAACGTATTGAGTTCGTAACAGCAAGATTGATATTGTCTGCTGTCTGTGTTATCGTAGTTCCAGTAGAACCTTGTGGATTTGGATTCGTCTGAGTGAGCGCTATATTAGGGTCGCCAGTAGGACCAGCAGTAATACTTATATCCCCAATTGCAGTAGAACTCATATTCCCTTGCGCCGTAGAACTTATATTCCCTTGTGCCGTAGAACTTATATTCCCTTGCGCCGTAGAACTTATATTCCCAATTGCAGCAATACTTATATTTCCGTCTGCTTCAAGATTTAGGTTCTCATCTCCGATAATAGTTACGTTTCCTTGCGCCGTCGCACTTATATCTCCAACTGCGGTAATAGTCAAGTCTTCGCGCGAACGTATAAGGTTAGCGATAAGACCTCCGGGTGCGGTTAAACAACTAGGAGTCAAAGTTGATAATTGTGCGGATGCCATTTATTGTATTGTTCTTATATTATTTCTATTCCATTAAGCGGGCAGACAGTCCTTTCCTACTCCTTCCAGCACCGATGGCACCACCCGCTCCCATACCACCCGCTCCCATACCACCATATCCTAGTGCTCCCATAATACCCTTCGCCTTACCATACGCACCATCATCGGGAAGCGCACTCTTAAATGCAGAGACTGCTGGTTTGGTTGCCCTATAGATTCCCATTGCCTTGCTGAGAATGTTACCCATAGAACTGAGGAACCCTCCACCAGACCCAACACTGCGCACTAGTTCACTGCGAGTAGAGCAACCCTCTGCCAGAGGAGCGCTGATAATATCTTGCTCGGACAACACACCCTTGATGATACGAGAAGAACCGCGGATGCTCTCAAAGAATCCACTGTTCACTGTGATAATGAACAACTGAGGAGTCACTGAGGCATTAGAGGTGTTCTTCACTGTAATGTTCAACTGAAGGGTGAAGTTACCTACCAAACTTGGCGCTTGTCCGCTCTGTAGACTGATATCTTGAGAAGGTTTGAGAACCAAAGGACCGCCAACCAAAGGAATACGACCGCTTCCCAACTGAGGAGACTGAACAGAGAGGGCAGCACTGGAGTGACCTTGACCAACCCAACTGTCCCAGTCCATATCCAAACCGTTCTTGATTGACATTGCATACAACTGCTCAGTAGTCACACTAGACAACAGACCGCTAAAGTTGTCAAAGTTCACACTCAGAGGGTTAGTAGTTCCATCAAAGGAGGTTGCCAAAGGCAAATACCAATCTGCTTGGGTGCTATCACCATACGACTGAGGTTTGGCGTAGATAATCAGAAGGTCGGGAATCTGGGGAAGCGTAATAGTCTGGGACTGAATCTGTGTAATCTGACCGGCAGCGACTGGGGACTGACTGGTGGTGATGTAACGGGGAAACTCCATATAGGGAACCACTGACTTAGGCGGCAGAGGAACATCGAGAGAAGGAGTCAAAAATTGAACGTTCACAACGGAGCGCTGGAATGGGTTTGCGCCATACAACTGAGCACCACTGATAGTGCGTCCAGTCCTCTGGGTAGAACGAACCAAACGGGCAGCACTGGACTGCAAGTTCATAATCAACTGGATGTTGTTGATACCGAAGAGACCAGTATCCCACTCGTGAACATCAGCAAACACAAAGGGAGACAGCACCAACTTCTCAGTAGAGCGGAACTGGAAGTAGATAGGGAAAGAGGTTCCCGCTGCCCATCCAGCAGCAGGTGCTACGGGGCAACCATTCTGGACGTCGTAGGGAAGACCATTGGCAGGAGAAGAGGAGGAAGAAGTCCCCAACTGAGCACCGTTAGCATCACAGAACACTACTGCCCAGAAAGCACCGTTAGGAACCTCATCGTAGGCAGTGGCATCCTCATACCCACCCATAGGGTTGTTATTGGCAAGGTAGGAGTCATTGTAGTTCTGGTATTTATCCAACATTGCGGGGCAAGTGCGCTGTAGACGATTCTTCTTATAGTCGGTCAGACGCAACACCTCCTTCAACACATCTTGCGAGTTAATCACTGCAGTGGTGTCGTTAATGGTTGCGGTCATTGTAGATGCCAGAGAGTTCAGAGGGAAGGCGCACAAAGACCACTCGCGACCGGGCATTGCGATAGGGGTTCCGGCAGGAAAAGGAGCACCGCTAGAGTTCTGAACACTCATAGTCATCGTCACAGTAGAAGACCACTCCAAAGCGCGGTCTACAAACACATTCTCGGAAGGAACGTAAATATTGTAGGTGTGCTGAGAAGAAGTAGCAGCGATAGCGTTGAAAGGAGCGTTCGTCACAGACAGCGCGCCTTTTTCGACCGCATACATTGGACGTTTTTGCACAATCCTCGCATCAAATACGGACAACTTCTCAATATCGGCAGACATCTTTTATATCCTTAACAAGAGATTCTTTTTGGAGGCGTTTTTATTTTGAGGAGGCAGCGAGTTTATGGCGGAACATAAACTTAATAGACACTGAGGAAAGGTTGAACATCTGGATTGGATAGAGTTGAGAATCCAACCTACACTTCCAGAATATCTGGCAGTCCACATTCCGAACTTCTTGTTTGGACGTTCCAAAGTCGGAGATACGATACTCTGCAGTGGGTGCGTAGTAGATAAAACGCTTGTAGGTATCTACCCCACTAACGGATAGGTCCGGTGCCACATCCGTAATGATAGGTTGAAAGGCAGACGGTGCGACTGCACTAGAATTACCCAAGTCTCCGGAACCCAATACGTTAGGAGGACCAGTCTGCTCAGCGCGGACACCCAGTAGTGTAGAACAGAACACTATACTAGAAATAGGACTCCAGAGTTGTGAGGTTGACAACCAATCTTGTTCTGCTACCCAATAGTATTGTTGCTGTGCTGCGGGGACATACGCTGGGGCAAGAGAAGCAGTCTTATAGTCCAGAATGTTGGTATAGAACTTATTGGGGAAGAGTATTTCATTCACATACCCCGCTGGTGCTACTGTGGGACTAGGGAATGGGGTAGGACTGTTGAGGGTTTGGTTATTCCAATAATAATTGGAGAAGTTAGCAAACAACCCAAACATATTTGTATCAAACCAGAGACGGAAGGTTGCCTTAGAAGTCTGAGGGGCAACGGGTGCTACTACGGGTGCTTGCTCTCCAAAGACTCGGGTATCTCCAAACAGACTGAATCGGTTAGTTGCGGGGTCATACTTGAGGGTAGGGAAGTTTCCTAGCAACGATACAAAGTCTCCTAGGGTTGGGTAGAGGGTAGTAAAGTCACCAGCAAGACCGCCCGCTGCTACGTAGGCAGTATAGAATGCTCGGTAGGTATCTGTAGCACAGCAAGTGGAAGGTGTTGCGGACGTAGGAGAGAGACCGAGTTGTGCGGGGTCTAGCATTGTAGTATTCCAAAGGTCAACCCAATGTTGAATTGTGTAGACCCAATAGTAGCGAGTGCTGATATCTTGAGGTCCAACTAATCCAGATATGTTTGTTCGGGGAGGTGGTGCTACTCTAGAGTTCTGAGTCTCTGAAACGTATCGGATTGCTCGGATTGCTGGGGTTGCGGTTACCGTTCCAAAGGAGAAGGTCTGCTCTGCACTCACTGCCATCTCGTATGCTGTAAGGTTGACATCGGGTTGACCGGTCTGAATAATAGGGATAAACAAAGGCAAGTCTAGGGAAGGACCATTCATTGTGAATCGGACAATGCTGAAGTGGTATTGGGAACTATCCCTAATCAATGCTGTGTCCCTCGTCTCGTTAAACCGAATCTGGGGGTCAACAATCGCAGCATTCGCAGTCCCGTCATTCGTCTCGTTATTCACTATCTCTGCGTTGTAGTAGATATAATCCGGCAGTTCAACAGTTCCGCCATACGATTGAGTGCTGGAAGTGAACATCTTTATTATTAAGCAATAAGATTATTTCCCTATCGTATCGTATGTAATACCTACAACAAACTCATCTGGTGTTAATCCACTCTTATCAATGATTGCCTTGTATTGCTCTATACTATACGGGGCATACAAACAGCGGACTACTGAATGACGTCCACACTCCGCATTTCCAGACTTCGAGGATTGAAAGGGGTGTGTATTATAGATTACTGGTTTCCCACTGCGTTTCAATAGTTCAGTCAAATAGGGTTTCCCTTCTCCGTATTGGTGCTTCTCTTCTTCCGATATAGATTGCAAGGGTTCTTCTGGTTTCTTCCCGTAGGAATCAAAGTATTCTATGTGGTCTTTCTTATCTAGAAGACAAACCCAATGCCCCGAGTGTTCTGAGAACGTAAGATACAGAATGATACAGCGTCCTTTGCTATCGAAGGGTATAGATTGGTGTTCTGAGAGTGTGGGATAAGAAAGAATACTGATGTCATCTCCTAATGCTTTGCGTATGTCATCATCCGATAAGGCATACCCTTTTGCTCGAATAAGTGCGGAACGTCCTCTGTCCATTTATATCTAGGTTATAAATAAATGATGTTGTTAGGAATACAACCCTCTTCTCGTAAGGATAAAAAATTAGTCGCAGTGTTTGATTTGGGTGATGCTACAAAGACAGTCCACTTTGGTGCCAAAGGTGCTTCTGATTTCACACTCAACAAAGACCCAGAGCGTAAAGAACGCTATTTGAACAGACACTCCAAACGAGAGAACTGGGAGAACCCTTTGACCGCTGGTGCGCTTAGTAGGTGGATACTCTGGAACAAGACTACATTGAAGGGAAGTATTGCAGACTTTAAAAAGCGGTTCAATTTATAAATGAGAAAGTTAACCAGTGGTGCGGTGAAATCTATACTCCTCTGTAAAGAAACAGTAGGGCAATCTCTGATTGATTGGACAGAACGATGGATTACTCAGTTAGTAAGGGAACACTCGTATCCCCCTCAACTGATTAGTGCTGACTTTATCTGGAAGTTGTCTTCTTATTTCTCACCCACTGTGGCATTAGAAATCTTGCAGAGGATACGTTCCGATTATAGGTCTGCCTTCCCTATCAGTGAGACCAAAGACGAAGAACTAATAAATCTAACTATAGAATAAATGGATATGAACACTTTTAATTCAGTAGGGGGTTCCCTAGGTATTGTAAGTATTATTGTCAGCATCCTTACCTATTTCAATCACCGAAGATTCCGAAGCAACTGTTGTGGAAAAAAACTAGAAGCATCCATTGATGTTGACCAAACTACGCCTCCGAGTAGTGTTCGGTTGGTGCCAAAGGGTGACCCAGAGGTCGTCTGAGGGTCGGTAATTACCTATAATAAATCAGTTACAACCCTAATAAAGATAATTCGGTTCCTTCATTTTCTTTAAAATCTTGGGTATAGAACAAAAGGATGCCATCTATCTCATTCGATAAGTCCAAAGGAAGTAAAGGACTCGCAATCGTAAAGGGAGGAGATTACGATGGTGAGATACTCTATTGCAATGACTCTACTGCCGTAGATAAGAAACCCACTCCAGAGGTATCCTACAGCAGATACGCCAAGGACCTCAAGGCAGTTCCGACTAGAGAACGAGTGAAGGTGGTAGACCGACTCAACGAGGCACTGCGCAAGAATGTAGACCCCGAGTCGTTAGTCGGCGAGTCAGATACTGTTCGGTCTCTCTATAGTCGTATTAAAAAGGACTCCGATTCTAATACGTTGATTACCCTACCTACTGATTCTAGTTTTGAGTTGATACCTTCTGCTGACCCAAAGAAGAGGGAGATTTTTTATATTTGCGGAGCGTCGGGTTCAGGTAAGTCCTATATTGCAAAGGGACTGGCAGAATACTATAAGAAACTGTTTCCAGACAGAGATGTGTATTTGGTATCCAAACTAGATAAGGACCCTACAATAGACAAAGCAAAACCTAAACGTATTAACGCTCAGACGTTGGTGGATGACTATCCATCTATTGAGGAGTTCAAAGACTGTATGGTTATCTTTGATGATATCGACTGCTTTGAAGGGAAGGTGCTAAAGGCAATCCATCAGTTGATTGACGATATCGCTATCACTGGCAGACATACGAATACGACAATGTTGTTTTTGACTCATTACATAACCAACTATAAGAAAACGCGACTGATTCTGAATGAGGCGACCCACTTTGTTGTGTATCCCCAGTCA